TATTTGAATTTGTTGGTGCGGTTACAACTAACGCGGCATTAGACGATAAAGAGTCAGTATATGTATTTGAAACAGTGTATCCATACCCGCCGTTTGCTAAAGTAAAATCTACTCGGCCAGCAAGATTGTCTATTTTTGTAACTTTAGCTTGTGCGCCGCGGCCATTAATACCCACAATATCAAATATATCACCGATTGAGTTGTCACGGCCACCACTAACAACATTAATATTACTTAACGAACCTGTCATAACAGGAGAGCCGTCGAGTATATCGTCATTAGTAATGATTTCGCCTGTTGAAAACGTACCTTTTACATTTGATATGTAAGCAATTGTAATCTTACGTTTTTGTACAGTTTTCTCAATAACTGTTTCACAAAAGCCGGTTGCTCCGGTTGACCCGCCAGTAATTACTGTCCCAGGGAAGGTTTTTGATTTGTCAGAAAAGCTAAGCTCAATATATTCAGGTTTAGTCCAACGAGTATTAGACGGGATCAGTATATTTTTACTTGGTAGAAATACATTTACTTCTTCATTATAGAGCAACTTAATAAGCAATTCAATACTTCGCGAAGAGCCTTTGGATTGATATAGATCAGAAATATGCTTTAGTATAAATCTACTATCTGCCTGAGTATCCAGAGGAGCTCCGGACATAAACATATTTTTAAAGTTCTCAGTAAACTTATCTACGTTTGAATCAATATCTCTAGCGTGTCTAAGGCCTCTTAATTCTTTCGTATTCTGGCCATCTTGCTCTAACCACTCATAATAAGCCAGCACAAAATCAACAATAGGGCCATTAATTTCTCTGTAGAATTCAGGAAATTGGTCCTTAATAAAGTTACTGATATATGCCGGGGTCGGGTTTAACATTAAGCTCTACCTTGATTTACTATAATTTCAATATCATTGCTGTTAAGCTGCAATATTGTATCTCTTGTGGACATTACATCCTTATTTAGAGGTCTTGAGAATAGCTTAAATGTACCTGTTGTCTCAGAAATAGCAATAGGGTTAATTGTGACAGTACCAGTTTTGTAATTGATTGAGCCTGCCACATTTAGCAGTGTCGTGAAAGAAGTGTCACCTCTTACAATTGCTAGAACGCCGTTGCCAGCGTCAATAAATCTAGCAGCCGCATCACCGTTGTATGTGAATGGGGTTGACTCAATAGCAGGCTCATAAACATTTACTTTAGATGTCGACAATAATACTGAATCTTCTTTTAGCTCATTTAAGAAATCAATACTATAAGATCTGCTCGTTGTAGAAGTTGGTAGAATAATATATGGTCTCAATAATGTCTCAGATCCCATAATACTATTATCAGATGCATCAACAGCGGCCAAGGCTTTTGAGTTTCTATACTTCTTATTGAACCCGTTAATATTACTGGCTGCATAATTAAGAAGTGCAGTTCTTGCTCTAGAAGCAATTGTATTCGGTGAATCGGTCGATGCGCCAATATCATATGTGGTAGTGAGCTTAACATCCATATACATGAATTTAGGATCTATAACGATAGCATCTACACCAACTGGGGTTCTTGTATTAATAAATTCTTCGATCTCTTGCTTTTTACTCAGCGGAACACCATCACCAGCTATTAAGTCAACTGCCAATATTACCTTACCGAATCTAGGCGGTGAAATATCTTGGCCACCAAATGCAGCGATATTTTCAATCTCTGGGAATTGTTGTTTAGCGATAACTTCATAATCTTTAGAAGTCACTGCTCTTTCTTGTACCTGAAATGCTCTCGGAGCATTTTGTTTAATGCTATCAACAGTCTCTCTATCTGCACCACCGCTAGCATTAGCAACTGTTGTTACAATAACATTTGAATAACCGCCAACCCCTGATACTGATGTGAATTTTGATGCTCTATTTGCGGCCGCGTCATTAACAATTCGATATGTTGCTTCAATAATATTGCCGTTAACAGGCTTGCGACCAAAAATGCCATCACCAAATGCTATTTTATATTTGAGTGACTCAGTTGGTTCAATAAAGTATACATTTGATTGGTGATTAATACCAAAGATAGTAGAAGTTTTGGACCACTCAGCATTTGTTGATACAGTATTAGATACACGAACTTTTAGTGTAATAGATGATGTATCAATAGCTGGATTAGAGAGTGTAGCACTAAAATTGTTTGATCCATCAACAGTAAAGTATTCAGTTACAACTTTGCCCTCAATCACACTAACATTAGACGCAACATACTGTGCTGTACCGTTAGCTGCTTCTGTTGCAATAATAGTAATATCAGAGTCAGTTGAGAATGTAAATGATTGACCGCCAATTGTTGAGGTAAATTCAGTATACTTGTCCATATTAACAGCTGCAGGCGCGTCTGTAGGATATACTTTAATATCAATCCGCGCAGTTGCTGCAGTGCAAGATCTAGGTAAATAATTTAGCTCTTTAGCATGGGATATAACGCTCTCTCTAATAAGTGCAGTATCAAGAAACATCTCATTAGCAATCATATTAGTGTAGAAGTTATTCAAATAGGTATTATAGCTCAATACGTCAAGTAAGACGTTAATGTTAGAGCCTTCATAGTCGTAGTCTTGAATACTAGACTGACCTTTAAGAAATGTCGTTAGGTTAGCTTTGATTGTATCAAAGTCTAAATCGACAACTGATGTAGCAGAATTAGCAGCCATTACCGGGTCCTATCTAATACAAAGCTAAAAGTGCGTGCTTCTGAGCTATTGATTGGTTTAAAAGTGATCTCGACTTCATATGTATTATCATCCATTCGTGGAATAATAATCACATCAATTAACACGCAGCGAGGTTCGTAGTTATTTATTGTATCAATAATCTGCTCTTTTAAGATATCAACTGTAGCAGGTGTATCATTCTCAAATAAAAGATCTAGAATACCTGATCCAATCTCAGGCTGAAAGAGTCTCTCATACCTGTTTGTAGTGAGCAAATTTACTATGGAATACTCGATAGCCTGCTCATTAGTACGAAGCATTATGTCGCCCGTCGCAGGGTTAGGTGCGAGATCGTTCCTTAGATCTGAATATACAATATCTGTTTTTCTTATAGCCATATCTTTATTTATAAGCTCTCTTACACAATAGGTTTATTTTACAGCTTTGCTCTTTGCCCGCTCACAAGCTTGTCTCGCAGCTGTTTCAAAATCATCAGCATCCGAATAATTTCGCGGATTATTTTTTTTGACCAGAGCATATGTTTCGGCTAATATTTGGCCATCTTTTTGAAAGTCCCATACTATTTTAGGGTGTTTTTTCAAAAATGCGCGCTGCTTAATTCTAAGCTCAAGATTATTAAAGCTCAACTTGCCATATTTGTATGGCTCTTCACCGCAAATATTAAAGACTTCTATCCATAGCTCAGGCCATGTAAGATCCCAAAGGCCTTGTTTAACTTTTTTACTGAGTTGCTTATTTGCGCTCACGAGCGGGCCACCGGCGGCTGCTAAGTATTTGTATGAATTCCTATATGCATTGTTAAGTAGACGCTTATTAAGCTCTTCCTGCTCACTAACGGTCAATACTTGCTCAGACCGGGTTGATTGTATTTCTTTATCTACTGTAGCTGCTTCTTTTTGTTGGGTGCGCGTTTTACCGTCAGCAGTAACATCTGTTGCAGCGTCAGTAGGTACATCATTAACTGCCTTCTTGGATACTGGTGCAGGGTCTGGTTCAGGTATTTTTTCTGCATCTGTTTCAGGCGCTGTAACAGGTGTAGCTTTTTCAGCCACCACATCAGGATTATCTTGATCAATCTCGAGATTAGGTACGAGCTTGCATAAACTATCTGCATCAATCTTACCAGATAGCAGATCGCCGATTAATGAATCAAAATCTGGAATCTTATCACCAAACTTTTCTTTCAGTTTAGCAATCTCTTCGTCAAGGCCTTTCGGTCCACCGATTTTAAGTAGTGCAAAAGGATCATTAATAATCTCAAGTAAGTCTCCCATTCCTTTTTGTAAACTGTCAATAACCGGTATTTCAGGCAGTTTAAGCTCTGGGAGTTCAAATGACAAATCAGGCAGCTCAGGTAACTCAATAGTTGGCATCATAGACTTCATGCCTCCCATAACACCAGCAGCCATACTTTCTAGTTTAGCTTGGAGACCGTCAATACCACCAGCCAAATCACCCTGTAAACCAGCGATTGCTTCCTTAGCGGCATCTAGTTCTTTCTGCAGGCCTTCTAAGCCTTTACCTGGACCGCAACTCATTGAGGAGCTCCTGTATCAGAAACATCACCATCTGGTGCTGTAGGTGAGCCGGCATGTGTATGGGTCGCGCCACTTATACCAGCTGAAACATGATCTACGGTCGCTGTACTTGTACCGGTTATATTAACATCATTATTAATATTACTAACTTCGGCAGTTGTTGATTGGGTGCCTGTAATAGATTCTGTCATACTCCCTAATACAGTAACAGTCTGATTAGCATCTGTCTTAATAGTCATATCACCAATTGCGCGCGCTGTAAGTGTTGTGCCTGCTGCGATACTAAAGTTTTTAGCTGTTCCAAAGTCAATCGAGTTGCCAACAACGCAAGTAAGCTTGTTAAGTACTGACTCGGATTTGCTACTAATAACTGTAATAGTTGTATCACCGATAATTGTCTCTGTATGAGTTCCACCAACTGAAATTGTTTCGTTTCCAGTTATATTAGTAATATCGTTACCAGTAATTCTAATATTGTTATTGCCGTTAATTTGTGTATTACGGTCAGTCAATATTTCTGTTACTTCATTACCGCCAATCTTAGTAATTCTATCCTTACGTACAGTTACAAAATGGTTACCGTCAATCTCTTCGTATTTATCACCTTTAACTAGTGTCTTGCAATCTCCATAAACAGTTAGATTGAGTGTTCCCTGTACAACTACGTTCTTGTCACGAACATTAATCTCATAACCGTCACCCATAATAACTACAGTTTTTGATCCATCCGCTTTGATTTCTTCGAATGTGCCTGATCTATGATAGTTATGAATCCTCTCATGCTCAGGTGTATCATCAACTTCAAATACATGACCTGATTCAGTCTCCCAAACATGATTGTATGGGTATTCAGCAAAGCCAGCTGGCTCTTCATCAGGATCTTCAGCAGGATCAAACTCAGCAGATGTGAGAGCTGGATGTGGCTCATGCCAAAATTCACGCGTGTAACTGACAGGTGCTGGTTTATCATCCTGTACAGCCTTAACACTTGGAGCTGTAGCAATTGGTATATCTGTTTCTCTCAGCTGACGTCTTTGAATTAAACTATCATGAGTTTCAGGCGCTCTTGACAAGCGAGAAACATCCGACTCTTGAAGTCCGTTCAAACCGAGCTGAGCTGAACGAGGATATGTTCCGAACGGATCATTAAACCCTAAACCTGGATTAGGTGGATCTGTAGGTATGCCTGCAATAGTTCCCATGATAAAAGGTTTCTGATACCCTTCATCGATAAAGAAGCCCATTACAAACGAGCCTTCTACTGCTCCTGTCCATGGACCGCCAACTCCAGAAGTAGAGGCATTATTAACTGGGAAAATAGGCGTGGCCCATGGAAGCGCTGTTGTAGGTTGTTTAGACAAGTCATCAGAATGTACGTTAAACCATCTAACCTGCAACCTACCCATTTCCAGCGGATCATCTCTATTCTCTACAACACCAAAATGCCACTCAAAAGAATTTAATTGTAAACTTGACTTAGGCATTATTCCTCCACCTTACTTGCATCAGCAGCACCTGGTCTAATCAAAGTTATATCTTGTTGATACGATGATGGACCAAACGTATGAATTAAGTCTTTAATAATATATTTGCCAGATACAGTAGTATCAATTGGTCGCTCTTTATTTTTACCAGTAGCAAACGGTCTGTTAATTTTTAGTTCAATAATATCACCAGCAGCTAGATCAGGGTTACCAGGTATTTGAATCTGCACAGTATTGTTTCTAATAAGCCTGTTCATTGCCCACTTATGTGGTAAGAAATCATTAACAAAGAAATCTGATCTCGTATTATCTCTATACACCCAATGTGTTTCAGTAGGAATAGTTGCAATACTATTTTTAAACTTATCCGATACAATCATATCACTGCCTTCAATACCATACTCCTGATCAAAATAATCATACTCGGTAGTTATTACCCTCTTATGAGTGTAGCTTAATTCTTTGACTTCATTTCTAAAGCGGCCGGTGCTTGCAAGATTAAAAAGGCTATTCCTATTAAGTTGTCTCATGCCGCTAATTGCGTATTGAGCTTCTTTATCGGTCGGACTAATTGCACCTAGTAGACTATATGTGTGCGTTTCAGCATACGCGGCATCTGTTTCTTTCGCGAAAAGTGCTTCAATATTAGTAAACTGAAATCCTTTTGTTGATTGGAAGTAGCACCATATATCTGATTTACTAGTCTCTTGGTTACTAGCCCATCCCGTCAAATAATCCATTGTATCAAAAGGTGTTTCACCTGGTATAATAAAGTCAAATACTCCTAGCGTTTTGTCAGCTGTTAATGCATTTACTTCTTTACCATATAAATCAACACCATCATTGCCTACAAACTCAGTTATCACTCGGTTGTGTGTATCCAGCGCTGTTTCATATATTGTTCCGCTGAATGCCTCTTCAACATTTATGAATGCTTCTTTATACCCGTATTCAGATATCATATTAATCTCAATACCTACACCAGGTCGCTCAGCATCGAAACCGATATTACTGATATTTGTTATTCTAAGAATGCATTCTTGCTGTACCAGCTCTTTAGAGGTATTTGTTTCAACTTCCCATTTGGCGATAATTATCTCATCACCTTTTAATGGAAGTCGGTTGAATATATCGGTCAGATCAGATATTGTGCATGATGCAGTAATAGCCTTTCTATCAATACTCTCAACAAGTATAAAACTATCACATGACGGCAGCAAATCAACATAAATGTTGTCATCCTCATTCCATATAAGGAGCGAGCTTAGTCCGTTCTGACCTGGAAGAACAATTCTATTAGCAGTCATTATTTAAGCAAAGCCTTTAAATTAGATTCAGCTATATCTACATACACCTTATTTAATAGCCTAATATTTCGTCTAGACTCATTTAATTCATCTTCAATATCATACGCATATAAGGGAGTCCAGTTAACCTTATTAACGTCATTTGAATACTTGTAAGAGTCGGCAGCGAAGATAACTCCTGTAGCTACACCATCAACAACTTCCTTATAGCTCTCTAGTTTAGC